CTTTTCTCAATCTTCTCAGTGTTTTTGTGTTGCTTGTATAAACGCATTTTGGTGTGTGTAAAGAATGCCCATATTCCGTTAAATTAAACTGGTTAAAGTCTGCACCATCATATTTACATGTTAACAAATACAAGTAATATAACATTTTCCTAGAATCATCATCGCCATATTTATATAATCTATAATTATTGACATTGCCTTTGCAATACAATGAAAAGAGTGGTAAAGGATCCGGTAATCCAAATAATTCTGTGGGTGTGTTACAAATTCTTATCCAATCTCTGCCCATTGCATTTTTCATCCCCGGTAATATTGAGTATGCTTTTCCAACAATATAAACATGTAATTTTTGGTAAAAATAAAGGAAGGTCTGATTACAACCAATTCTTGAACATTCTTTTACCCTAGATAATGCAGAGTCAATGTCTTGTTTATACCCAACACATGGTAGATTTAAGTTACATTCTTTGGCTTTCTTTATTTGAGGGTATAACATCACACCATTGAAAGAGATCAAGGAAACAAACTCCATAAAAAATGGTTGACAACTTGTTTTCCTTTCACTGTCATTGTAACCATGTAATCTCATCATTATTTTTTGAAATATTCTAAACCTTTCAATTTCTGCATCATTACTATAAATCACAACATTCACATAATCATCAGAGTGTTCCATGTGTTCAAATATCAATTTACTATCAGGATACATCAATTTCCAAATTTTTGAAACATAATTCATACAACAAACGGCTTTGTAAGATGATGCATAATTAAACATTCCTTGCAGAAAATTTTGAGTACTTTTTATTCTTTTTGTTTCCAAAATATTGTTTAGAAACATCGTATCATATTTTTTTGTGGGGTATACCTTGTTAATAACATCAAGTGGTACTTGGATATCTTTGTCTGCCCATGAAAGGAAGGTGGATTTCAACTGCATATAACAATTTAAACCGATATGACTTTTTAAAGCTTCAACCATAGCAAGGAAAGAACCCATTGTTTCTGCGGCTGACCACTTTGTGCAATCACCATTTATAAACAATAATTTCTGGTTTTTATCTTGGAAATTATGGGAGATTTTGTCAACCATTTCCTGCATTTTTATTATCTTTTTATCACCTGGTATTGAAATTGCTTCATTTGGACTCTTTTCACAAAGTTTTCTAAAGAACAATTCCGTTATTCTTGCACTCGCCTTGGCATTTATATTTATAACATAAAACTCCCTTTTGGAACCATATTGTGACTTTATACATATATCTGCAAGAACTTTACCACCTAATTTGACATGGTTTTCTGCCATGTTTATCGTTTTACTACAATTACTATCATTGGTGATTTCATCCAATATTGTTTCAAAGACTTTTTGCCTTGATTTATTGGGGTTATAATAATTGGTCTTGGATTTATGTATATAATTTGTTTTGATTTCTGGTATGGTTTCATTTGTTCTTTTAATTAACATTTCTCTTTTTATTTCTTCCTTTCTCTTTTTCTTTTTTGATTTCCTCTCATCATTGTTTTGAACAACCAACCTGTCAACATCTGAAATCACAGCTTTTGTACTTAATAACTCACTAACGTGTTCGCTATTTATTTCATGCATGATTTTTTTGAAATCAGGTGATTCAATATTTATTGTGTGTTTTACGGAATTCATAATAACTGCTTTTGAAAACCCAATTTTTGTGTCATATAACAAATATTCTAGTAAATGATCCTTGGAAAATATGTCACCTCTT